AAACCGGTGATTATGACAAGGCAATGGCTGAGTGGGTTAAGTATTACCCAGATCAGATTCCATTTACTATCTCTGAATCAGAACGTTCCACTACTGCTTACTTCCGTTACGCGGTTGAATCAGGTGAGTTCGTAGATAATAACCAGCAATTATTTAAGGATAACAAACAAGGCGCAGCCTTCTTAATTCCTCACAAGGCTGGATATTCTTGGGATGCTTACAAGACTATGACTGATATGGGTCTTCGTAAGAACAAGACAGTATCTGATTTCCTTCGTGAAGTGCAAACCGCTGCTGATATGCAAGCATATTATGAGAAGAAGAACCAGTACGAAGCAAACCTAGAATCTGTAGGTACAGACTTTGAACGTTCTCAACTTCGCAAAGAGTTTACTGATTGGGCAACCATATTCAAAGCAGGACGCCCATTGGTTCAAGAAGAACTAGCACAGGGTGGCCAAAAGGCTATTGATCGTATGAACGCATATAACGATCTAACAGCAATGTTAAGCAAGCAAGCAGCATATAAGGCTAGCCCTGATACAGCAAGAGCGTTAAAGAAGATGGTTGATCTATATGAATCATTCAAGACTTCTAAAAAAGAACTAGAACAATTTAGCGGTAGCTCATTCTTATCTCAACTAAATAAAGATGAAACCATTATTAAGATGCGTGAACTTTCACAATACAACGAGAACACCGTGAGTGCCTATAACGTACTCTTTGGTAGATTGTTAGGGGACTAATATGCCAGTAGGTAAGAGCAGCGGTGTAGCAAAATACACTGCACCGGCACCAACACAGCAACAAACTACAACCAATGGTGGTGTTCTAGCAGGAGACTTTACTGATTTTCTTAAATTAGTTGCTAAGAGTCCTGCTCTTATTACTGGATATTCTAAGGTTCTTAAAGCCGCTGGATATTACAGAGGCAGTATAAATGGCAAATATACTCCTGCATTTCAAAAGGCCCTTGTAGCAGCTGAATCAGATCGTGCTCAAATTAGCGTAGCTAATCCTATGAGCCGTGAGCAGTTCTTTGCTCAACTTGAACCAATAAGTACAGGTGGCGCAGCCGCTGGTCCAACAACAGTTACTAGTGTAACTAAGTATAAGCCAGAGGCTGCACAACAATTAGTTGATTCAATTATTAAAGATGTTTTAGGACGCAAAGCCACTGCTGCTGAAATTAAGAAGTACTCAGCAATGCTTAAAGGCATTGAAGGCAAGGCAGCAAACGTAACAACATACGGTACCGGTTCTAACCAAACACAGACAACTATGGCTGGTCTAAATGAACAGCAGTATCTAGTAGACAAAATTTCAGGAACAGATGAAGGCAAGGCTAACAAAGTACTTGGATTCTACGAAACTTTTATGAACGCGTTGGGGGCTAAGTAATGGCTGAAAGCAAGAACCGTACCCTTGGACGCATCAATGGTCTAAAAAGTAAAATATCTACCCTTAACAGAAGTATTAACTTAAACAAGAAGTTCGCACAAGGTGCTGACTATTCAGATGAATTTCGTGCTAAATCTTTAGCAACTCTTAAAAAAGAAGAAGCAGATTTAAAAACACTCCAAGCTGAATTAAAAAAGTACACTACTATATTTGATAAGTTTGTTGCTGACGAAAGATCAGAAAAAGGCAAGAAAAAAGCTACAGCAATTGAAAACGAATATGCCAAATTACAAAAGAACCTTGGTTTACAATTCGATCAAAATAGTCCAGACGCTAAAAAGATTAAAGCAGATATGGAATCTTTAGTAAAAGATTATCAAAGTGCTCTTACTGATATTAGTGGCAAGCCAAGTTCAATAATTGCAGCACGATCAAAGTTAACTAATGTTGCAGTTCCTACATTTGGTACACAAACCAAACCAACAGGAACAACTACTACAACTCCATCTACTACAACTGTTAATAAGCCAGTAACTGTTAATAAGCCTGCTGTATCTGGTACAGCCACTGCTACTGGTACAACCACTGCAACCGCTGCAACTGCTGTCGCAGATACAACTACTCCTGTCATTAAACCAGGAGTTTCAACTGGAAGTATGGCAGGCGATGAACTTGCTAAAAAGGCAGCCGCAGAAGAAGCAGTTGTAGCAGCAAAAAGCGTTGGCATCCCAACAGGAAAAGGTCCTGTAACACCTTTAGAAACTTTATTAAAGCAGACAGAGTTCTGGTATGACCTACCAGATTATATTTTTAAGTTAGATACTAAACTTGGTGAATTGCTAGTAGAGGCAGTTGACAAAGGCTGGGATGCAGACAAGTTCTTAGCTAAGGCTAAACTTACTCCTTGGTGGCAAAGAAACGCAGAAACAGTACGTACAAAAATTGTTAACCGAGCCAAGTATGATGAACTTAAAGCAGCCGGTGAAGATGTAAAGAATACCGAATACGGTATGTATCTTGACGGACAAATACGTTCTGTCAAAGCACAGGCAAAATCAATGTCTGGTGTAACCCTTACCGATGCTCAGGCTCAATCTATAGCACAGAAGATCTACGATGGAAACCTAGAAAATGATGCTTTAGCAATCAACTCTTTACTTGTACCGTATTTAGGTAAAGTAACAAGCATTGTTGGTAATGGCGTAAGCAATACCAGTTTTGGTGGAGATGCTCTAAAAAATTATCAAACACTTCAGGGAATTGCTAAGGCTAATGGGTTTAGCATCCGAGATATCCTGCCTAATATCTCAGCACTTACCGCAGGTGGAGATCTTGAAACCGCAGTACTGCGTGGCTTGGCAGATGGAAGCCTAGACATTAACCGCATCTCACAAGATGCTCGCGTACTAGCATCACAAGGTCAGCCAGAATATGTACGTGGATTGCTTAACCAAGGTTATGACTTACAAGATATTTACGCACCATATCGTAGCCAGATGGCAAACGTATTGGAACTAGATCCAAATACTATTGATCTAAATGATCCGACGCTACGTTCTGCTATTACAGATAAAGGTGATATGAACCTGTATGACTTTAAGAAAGCGCTGAAGCAAGACAAGCGCTGGCAGTACACAGCAACCGCTAAAGAAGAAGTATCAAACGCAGCACTAGGAATCCTTCGTGATTTCGGATTTCAGGGGTAACTAATGGCCGTTAAAGTAGATCCATTATTTAAGCGTGATGCTAAAAAAGAAGCAGCAGCTATTGCTAGAGGCACCGCTACCAAAGAATCAATTGAAGCACGTGGTGGTATTAACGCCTCTGGTTATTATGGTGATTCTTGGAACGCCGATAAGAACCTAAGCGATGCTGAGTATGCTGCCATTGTTGCTCAAGGTGGCAATGTAGGCGCTAACCTTAATGCAGCAACTGCTGCTAAGATTGCAGGAAAAAATGTAACTGGTAGTTCTGGTAATACTGGAAATTATACTGCTTCTGATGGCACAGTCTTTACAGACCAAGCAGCATTTGCTGCTTATCAAACTGGGCTTCGTGATTCTAACGCTGCTAAAGCAGCCATTGCTGCGGAAGATCTTTCCAAGCGCACCTCAGCGTATGACTTACTTTACAATGAATTTGCTCAATATGGAATGGGCGATCTTGTAGATAGTGTTAAGTCTTTTATTATGGCTGGTGTATCTCCATCGGAGTTTACAATGCGCTTGCGCGAAACCATACCTTACAAGGAAAGATTTAAGGCTAACGAAGGTCGCATAAAGGCAGGCTTAGCAGCAATATCTGAAGCTGAGTACCTTGGACTTGAAGATCAGTACCAGAACATTATGCGTAATTATGGTTTACCAGAGTCTTATTATACTAAAGGTAAATATGGAGTACAAGAAGGTTTTCAGAAATTTATTGAAAGCGATGTATCAGCAACTGAACTAGAAGATCGAATTATGACTGCACAGCAACGCGTGATTAACTCTAATCCAGAAGTATTAGCATCTCTTAAATCATTTTATCCTGATATTACTAATGGCGATATTCTTGCTTACACATTAGATCCTAAGAACGCACTTGATAACATCAAGCGCAAGGTAACAGCAGCAGAAATTGGTGGCGCAGCCACACAAGCCGGACTTACTACTGGTATGACTCGCGCTGAAGAACTTGGCGCTGCTGGCGTTACTAAGGCTCAAGCACAACAAGGCTTTGAGACAGTAGCTGGTGGTGCTCCACGTGGTGGACAACTAGCATCAATGTACGGTGAGAATCCTTATACACAGACCACAGCAGAGACAGAAGTCTTTGGTCTTAGTGGAAAAACAGAAGCCGCTACCCAGCGTAAGAAACTTACAGGACTTGAGAAGGCCACCTTTGGTGGTCAATCTGGCGCAACCAGCACAGCACTAGTTAGAGATAGAGCTGGCGCTTACTAAATAAATAAACCTGCCACTAGAACTACTGGCCTAGTGGAGCGATAAGAAGACCAGGAGTTAGAGCCATACCAGTTCCCCGATTGGATATGAGGCTAACGATCAAACCAACTGATAGGGAGAAGGACTAATGTCCAATTACGACTACGAGGATGACGATGACTTCACAATGGAAGACACCGGCAACGACCTTGTTAAACAACTACGCAAAGCATCCAAGCAAAAGGATAAAGAACTAGCTGAACTTCGTTCACAGTTCGATGGACTAAGCAAGGCGCAGCGCGAAAGATCAATCAAGGATGCCCTCGCAAGTCGCGGGATAAATCCGAAGATCGCTTCATTTATCCCACAGGACATTGACCCAACTGAGGAGTCCGTGTCTAAATGGTTAGAGGATTACGCCGATGTATTCGGCTATGAATCTGGCCAAACCCAGGCAACACCTAATGTGAATCCAGCCGACGCTGCTTCGTATAAGAGAATGACAAACACTGCAGACTCTGGTGCTTCACCAGAACATAACGCAGACATTATGCAACGTCTACTCAATACAAATAGCAAAGAAGAACTGGATGAACTTATTAAGTTGTCTGGACTCTAATCCGATCCTAACGAAAGGCTAAACCAAGTGGCAATTCCAGCAGGTACTACCACCTCTAGCTCGACGATTAGCAATCTCGTACAAGCAGCATACGACCAGTATGTTAGAATGGCGCTTCGCTCCATTCCTGTTATGCGAAATCTTGCTGACGTCAAGCCGGTGCAACAGGCAATGCCAGGATCATCAGTTGTTTTCTCGATCTATTCAGACTTAGCGCAAGCTACTTCAACATTGACAGAAACATCAGATGTATCTTCCATTGCTCTAGGTAACCCATCACAGGTTACCGTTACTTTGAACGAATACGGTTCAGCAGTAACAACAACCAAGAAGTTAAACCTAACTTCATTCAACGATGTTGACTCAGCACTAGCTGATATCATCGCTTACAACGCAGCAGATTCCATTGACAACGTAGTAGGTCAGGTCCTGTCAGCAGGTACTGGCGTAATCTACTCAAACGGTCCAACAGGAACTACTCCAACATCATCAGCAGAAGTTCTGCCAGTAGACACAATGACAGTTGCGGATATCCGTAACGCTGTTGTATCACTACGCACAAACAAGGCTCTGCCTCGT